AGGCGCGGGAGTCGTCGAAGATGTGCTTGAAGGGAGCGCCCGACGCCGATTCCAGGACCTGGAACGCGACGGGGATCGTCGCGTAGGCGGGGGGCTTCTTTCGGCTGATCCCGAACGCCTTGCCCTGGACGCACTTCCGCCAGATGATCCGCTCCTCGACGCCGTTGGCGACGGTCGCGAAGGACTCCCAGCCGAGCATGACGTTCGTCGGCGAGGTCGTCAGGGTCGGCGGTTCGACGGTGACGATCCCGGAGCCGGTGACAGCGGTTCCGCCGTTCATCGCCCGGACGAGGTTCGTGGCGGTGATTTCCGCCATCGCGAACTCGACCATGATCGACCGCTCCGTGGTCTCCGACCGGACAGGACCGGTGACCTCGGCGACGACGATCCCTTCTACCGTCAGTTCGTAGTTGAAGGTGTGACCGTCCTCGGTGTAGCCGATCTTCTTCCAGGCGGCGTCCCAGGGGTCGGTCAGGTTGGCGGGTTCGACGGAGCCGACCGGCGCGGTGTAGAGGTAGCCCGCACCGAGGCTCATGACATTGGAGTCGAGAGGCATGGTCTGTTGTCCCCTTCCTAGGGAGTCATCCTGCGGCCGCCGTCGGCCGTAGGTGGATGGTGGCGACGACGACATACCGGGCCTTCCCGGCTGCGTCGTCCGGCGACCAGGTCGGCCCCGAGATGTCCGACGTTCCGTCGAACAGGGCTTCCTCTGTCTGCGATCCTCCGATGGACCGCAGCGCCGCGATCAGGAGCCCGGCGACTACGGCGGCCTCCCGCTTCGTGTTCCCCCAGACGGAGAACCCGATCACCGGATGGTCGATCGGCAGTTCGTCGTCGGGGAGGCCGCCCACGCGGCCGAGTGTGATCAGGGGGAGTGGGACCTCGGTCAGCCCCTTCGGGATCGGGGGGACATCGAAGAAGATCATCCCTGACGCCGGCCCGAGGTCGACGCCGTCGCGGAGATGCGTCCGGAGCGCCCCCTCGGCGTCGGGGAGGACGACGGTCGCGTAGCCGCCCATCAGAAGGCCCCTCGGATGGCGTCGAGCGCCGGGACGAGGTACGGCTGCGCCCGGGTCCGCCAGGTCCCCTGCTCGACGAAGATGGCGTACTCCACTTCGGAGCCGACGAAGGCGACCGGCCCGTCAGGCCCGCGCTCGACCGTGTAGCCGATCGAGGACTTGAGCCGGCCGGTGTCGACGGGGACGAGCGACGTGGCGCGCCGCTGGACGGCCTCGGCGGCCTTCGTGACGACGGTCCGGAGAGTGGGGGCGAGGACGTCGGCCGCTCGACTCTGCGGGATCGAGACCTTCTCGACTGTCATTCCGGCGGCCATCGCCCCCCATGGTGTCACCAGGACCGGCCGGAACGCATGGAGCGGCGAGATATCGGGACCTCGGGTATGACCGGGGCGGCCTGACAGGGGGAGCGGCCTGAGCGGCTCCGGTTCCCTGCCCGGCCGCCTTCGCGGCCATGAGCACCAGCAGGCACCACCCGTACTGGATGACGGGCACTCTAGCGCGGCTCCGATGTAGGCGTCAACCTCCCCGCGGTATACCGCGGAGCGCCAGGTAGGACGCGCCGGAGCCCCGACCAGGGGGACGGTCGGGGCTCCGGCGGGATGGGCCAATCTCGCAAGGGGAGTCATCGTGTCATACGGCGGCCTCCTTCGGGGCTCGGAGGGCCTCGGCCTGAGCCGAGCGGGAGGCGGCCTCGATGCCGAGGGCGATCCGGGAGCGGAAGGGCCGGCCGGCGGCGAACTCGGAGACGACTCGGGCCAGGAGGTCGGAGGGTCGCCAGCCGCGGCCTTCGGTGTTCATCCGGTAGTGCCACTCGGCGGCGATGGCCCGGCGGTCGGCGAGGTTCCGGACGTGAGCGACGCGGGCCTGGATGCGGGGATGGGCTCCGGCGAAGGGGTCGAGGGGAGCGGGGGTCTCGGTGAGGGTGGTCATGAGTGAAGGGTATCGCCGATCGCCCCTCCTGTCAACTACTTGCTAGACATTTCCGTCGATGAGCCCGCGGACCGACAGGAGCCGCACGGCGACGTGATCGAGGACCCCTCCCGCCGGCCCCACCCGAGAGATGGCGTACAGCACATGCCAGCGGCGGCCGTCCGCGGCTACGACGACGTCGCCCGCGGCGATGTCGAGGTCCGGCTCCCCCTTCGCTTCCCATTCGACCTGTTGCCGTGTACCGCCTTCCCGGGCCCCCGTCACGAACGGCCCCTGTAGGCAGAGGGGGACGTCGACGGCGACCGCGGTCGCCTCCGGGGTGACGACCGGCTCGACGCCCTCCGGTTCCCCCCAGGGGTCGATGAGCCCGCCCCGGCCGGCGGTCAGGTCCTCCTGCCGGTAGATGCAGACCTCCACGTTCGGGAGGAGAAGCGTCACGACGGCCCGCCCCGGTTGTCCATCTGCCCGAGGACGAAGACGGGCTTTCCGTCGCCGTCCTCGTCGCCGAGGTCGAGGTCCGCGAAGAACGAGTCGATCGGCGGCCCCGACGAATCCCCGAAGGAGGCCCGCTCCCGGAGCCGGGCGGCGAGCGTCATCATCGACTGCCAGCGCTTCCCCTTCGTCACGGATTCGTCGCCGTTCGTTTCCTGTTCCCATTCGCGGCCGTAGCGGACGGCGAGGGCGTCGGCGAGGTCAGCCGCGGCGGCGAGCGGAGCGTCAGGGTTAGCCGCCATCGCGTAGTCGACCTCGGCGTCAGTGAAGGACCAGGGGGCGGCCGTGTCCCCAATCTCGAAACGGACAGCGTCGCGTGGCGACGTCGACGGCGAGCCGGAGTAGGTCGAGATGAGCCCGACGACGATCGTCCCGACGTCCTCGACCGAAGTGTTCCCGCCGCCCTCGATCTTGATGTAGGCCCGATACCGCTCCCCGGCGGTCAGCGACCCCACCGACGTCGTCGGCCCGATCCGGAACTGTACGGTCGGCACGTCGGCGTCCGTGTCCCACCAGGCCGCCACCCAGGTCGTCCCCCCGTCGGGCTGCGGGGGGATCGGAGCCGAGACGTCCCAGAGGAGGACGGCCACCGTGGCGGCGAACTCCTCTAGGAGCGACCGGGGGACTCCGTCGACGAGGAACGGCGTCGAGATTTCCTCGATCGAGGTCGGGAGGACGGAGACCACCGCGTCGCTAGCCATGTACCGATTCTCCCATCCCTACCGTGACGGCGTCTCTCATGCCGCGCTGCGTGATCTTCGGCCCGACGCGGTCGGCGTGCATGAGCCCCGTCTCGGTGACCGTCCAGTCCGCGAGCGGGATGAGCGGCCGAGCATTCGCGGAGGTCACGGCGCGGACGAGGACCGCGACGACCTCACCCACCGCCGGACCGACGGGCCGGGCCGACGTCGTCAGGACGACCCGGACCAGGGCGACCGCTACGGGGCCCCCTGTGACCGTGACGGCCCGCGGGCCACATGCGACGACGGCAGGGGCGGCCGACACGGCGACGGGCCCCACGGACGTTGTAGGCGGCCTCGCCCCGGCGACACAGGTCGCGGCGACGAGGGCGACGGTCGACGGGCCGGCCTGAACGGCGATCGCGACGGCGGTCAGGGTGAGGGCCGCGGTCGGGACGGTGAGGGTCAGGGCGGCGGGGACGTCGAGGCCCGGCGCGACACCAGCGAGCGTCAGCGCGGCGGTCGGCACCGCGACCGTCGTCGAGCCCGACGCGGCGACGGTCGGCGAGACGCCAGCGAGGGCGAGCGCGGCGACGGGCACCGCGAGCGACGTCGAGCCGGACCCGGCGAGCCCCGGAGCGACACCAGCGAGGGCGAGGGTCGCGGTCGGCACCGCGAAGGACGCGCCGGACGGGATGAGCGTCGGCGAGACCCCCGTCAGGGTCAGCGCGGCGACAGGCACCGCGACCGGCGTCGAGCCCGACGCGGCGAGCCCCGGAGCGACACCAGCCAGCGTCAGGGTCGCGGTCGGGACCGTAAGCGACGTCGAGCCCGAGCCGGCCGCCGTCGGCGCTACACCCGACAGGGTCAGCGCGGCGACCGGGACGGCGAAGGGTGAGGCCGCCCCGGTACCGGCGAGGGAGGGGGCGACCGGCGTCAGGGTCAGGGTCGCGACGGGGACCGCGACCGGCGTCGAGCCGGACCCGCCGAGCGTGAGGGCTACACCCGACAGGGTCAGGGTCGCGGTCGGCACGGTGAAGGGCGAGGCCGTCCCGGTGCCGGCGACGGCCGGCGCGACGGCGGTCAGGGTCAGGGTCGCGGTCGGTACCGCGAAGGACGTCGATCCGGTGCCGGCCGCCGTCGGCGCGACACCCGCGAGGGTCAGCGCCGCGACGGGGACAGCGAAGGAGAGGGAGCCCGCCGCCGCGGCGAACGGGAGCCGCGCCCGCCGAACGTTAGAGGCGAGACCGCGTGCCATCAGACGATCAGGCCGGCTCTTGCCAGACGATCCACGGTACGCAGTTGACCGTCACGCTGAACAGACAGCGGATGCGGAGGAACCTGCTCGCCTTCACTCGGGGCTGCCGCATCTCCGGGAACCAGAGCCCGTAGCCGGACTGTGGGTGGACCTCCTGCGGGTCGATGATCTTCGACGCGGCGATGGACCCCTCGGCGGACCCGTTGTAGCCCGTCGCGGACGTGCCCGACACGCATAGCGAGTTTTGGTTGTCGTCGCTCCCCCAGTCGGTCGGGGAGAGGGCCGTGACGGTGGCCGCCACGTCAGTGTCGATCAGGGTGACGACGCCGGCCGGGTCGGCGGCGACGATCCCATCGAAACTGATCCCCCAGCCGATGATGCGAATGTCGGTCGTCGATGGGGTCGCCACTTGGAGGACCGTCTTTACGGCGGTGCCGGTAGCGACCTCGACGACGGCGTGCGAAGCGTTCGGGACGGCGATGAACAGGGCCACGGTTGTCTCCTTAGAAGGACGCCCGGGAGCGTCCGCTTGGCCGGGGAACCCATAGACGGCTCCGGCGGCGGGGTAGGGGGGCGGCCGCGGTCGCGGCGGCCAGTTCGTAGGCCCAGATGATGTAGCGGGCTGAGCCGATCGTCGCGGATGCGGTCGCCTCGTTGGTGCCGTCGTTCCGCCACTGGCACTCGAAACCGGAGTTCGGGGAGGCCCCGTTGACGTCGGCGAGGATGCCGCCGTTGGTCGGCTCGACCCAGTTCGTCCGTGGCGTCGTCGCCGCGTTGAGGCGGTGCTGTACGGCCATAAGGACCCGGTTGTTTGTGCGGCCCGACGGGTTGTCGTCGAGCGTCACGGTCGGGGTCGTCGACGTGGTGCCGTCGCCGCCCGCCAACTTGAACTGAAAGATCGGGGTCGTCGTGTCGCAGCCGGTGTTCTCCCGGACGAAGTAGCCGCACGCGGTGAAGGCCGGGTCGAGCGACTGGTCATTCGTGATCGTGAGCGCCCCCGTCGGCGACCCGGAGACGAGCGCCCAGAAGCAGCCCGCCGACCGGCCACCGTCCAGTTCGGTGAGGATCGTGTTCCACGTCAGCGACAGGCCGGACACGATCGGTACCGCGACATCGGCGGCGGCCGCCAGGAACGTGTCGATCGTGAGGATCGTGCCGTTCGCCGGGGTGATCGACGGCGTCTGGTAGTTCTGGCCGGCCGTCTTGTTCGTCGAGTCGTAGGCCGACGCGATCAGGGTGGAACCGACAGGCATCGGCGGCTACCGGGTCCAGTCCCCGGGGCCTAGGACAAGCGGGCGAAGTCGGAGATCGTCGCCGTGATGTCGGACCCGTTCGGGGTGACCCCAGCCCCCGAACCGGAGTCGCGGAGGATGAACACGGAAATGAGGTCGTCGCCGTCGACGCCGGTCCCCTGCGAGATGAAGCCACCGTAGATTTCCGCGCCGGCCGCGACCGCCGAGAAGACGGCATTGGCGGCGTCGAGGTTCTCCCGGTCGTTCGTGTCGTCCTCGGTGGAGGTCACCGCGGTCAGGTTCTGTCGGGCGTAGGAGCCGCCCACGGCCTCGTCGACGTTCGTGACCGCCAGGAGCGCTGTGACCGTGTCGAGGTCCGCTATCTCGGCGGCCGTGTCGATCCCAGCCGGTGCGCCTCCCGCCAGTTGCAGGAGCCCCATGTAGAGGTTCGTCGCTCCGTGCATGTTGGTCGTAGCGACCTTGTGCTTTCCCCGGTTCGTGAAGAAGTGGCCTAGGGCCATGACGGCGTCCTCCTGTTGGGTTCCGGGTATCCGCAACGCAACGGTACCCTTCGGATCGGGCGCGGCGAGAGACGCCGTAGGTTTCCGGTCACTCGGGAAGCACCTTGATTCGGCCGACGCGGCGGACGGTCCAGCCGACGACGTCGGGGATCACTCGGGCGACGTCGGCGACGACGGCGGCGGTCCCGAGACTGATCGAGGTCGGGCCGACGGTCGTCGTGACGGGCCGGGCGACCGCGGTCGAGGTCGCCCGGGCTGCGGTGATCGACACGGCGGACACGGCCGCGGTGAGCGGACGGGCGGACACGGCCGTCTGAGCCCTGACCGCCGCGACCGTCACTCCGGACCCCTGCGGGGCGAGCGGACGGGCGGTCAGGGCGGGATGGGCGCTCCCGACGGTCAGCGAGGAGACCCCGGAGCCCGTCGGGGTGAGGGGGCGCGCCACGAAGGTGCCGGTCGGCCGGCCGAGGGGGACCGTCGGGGCTGCGCCGGGGACGACGGCGACCGGACGGGCCTGACAGGTGCGGGCGGCGCGGGTGACGGCGACGGCGACCGGGCCGACGGTGAGCGTGACGGGCCGCGCCACCGCGGTCACAGCAGGACGGCCCAGAGCGAGGGCGGCGGCTCCGACGGTGAGCGTGACGGGCCGCGCTACCGCCACAAGGGCCCCATGTACCGCCAGGATCGCCACAGCGGACCCGGAGGGCGTGACGGGCCGAGAGGTCACGGTCCGGGCCGCGGGGGCCACAGCGACGCTTGTAGCGCCTCCGGTGACGGTGACGGGCCGGGCGACCGCGGCGAATGGGGGCCGGCCGGCGTCGATCGTCGTGAGAAGCGTCACGGTGACGGGCCGGGCCGTAGCCGTGGCGATCGCCTTCGCCGCTGCGACCGTCACGACGCCAGGCGAGAAGGTGAGCGGGGCGGCGGCGGCGGTCGTCGGGGCGACGCCGGCCGTGAGCGACTGAGGGAGCCCCTGTAACTGTGGGACGACCGGCCGGGCCGAGACCGTGACGGCAGGAATCCCGGCGGCCACGGCGAGCGCCCCGACGACCGGGGTGACGGGCTGCGCGGCGAGAGTCCGGGTTGCCTTCCCGAGCGTCAGGGTCGTCGCCCCGAGTGTCGTCGTGACGGGCCGGGCGGACGGCTGCACGGTCGCCCCGCCGAGCGCGACGGTGTCCGCGTTGAACTGGACTTCCAGGAGGACGGCCGAGTGGTCCGCTTCGTCGCCGGCCGACAGGCTCACGGTGATCGTCGTCCCCGCGGTCCCGGGACCGGCGAACACTCGGCCCTTAGCGTTGTCGTCCGCGGTGTGATCCTGCACGACGGAGTAGCCGGACTCGGCGATCTGAACGTCTCCGGTGAACGGGGACTGCGGCCGGTTCGTGATCGCGGCGACGAGTTGCGAGTCTGAGAGCGGCGCGCCGGGGAGCGACATCGCCCACGACTCGCCCACGTCGATGTCGCCGCCCTCCACTGCGGACTGACGGACCGTCTTAGCGGCCCGGTAGCGGTAGGCGTAGACCTGGATCAGTCGCTCGCCGGTCGTCGCGGTGATCGCCACCGTGTACGTCCCGGCCCCTGCGGTCGCCGCGGTGACCGTCGTCCACCAGGCGACCGCCACGGTCCGCCGGGTGTTGTCGGTGCCGTTCGCCCGTATCTCGGTGAATACCGACGTCCAGGTGTGCGCGAAGGTCAGGGGGACGTTGAGCCCGTCGTTCTTCCCGACGCACAGGGCGACGATGAGGACGAGGTCGCCCTCGTTGAGCGTGAGACTCCCGGAGGTCCTGTTGACCTCGGTGTCTAGCGCCGGCTCATAAGAGTCGATGAGCGCCCGGGAGAGTGCCACGGCTCACTCCTCCGGGGGGCTAGAACAGGACGACGAACCCGACGGCGATGAACGCGACCGCTGCGGGGAGGAGGGCGGCCTCGACGTTGCTTCGGACGACAGCAACGACGGTCAGGATCGTCGCCAGGATGAACGCGACGAGGAAGCAGACCTCCGCGAAGTCGGACTTCCCCGACGCGATCGCCGCGAGGGTCGCAGTCAGCGCAGCCGTCACTGCAACCAGATCAGGTCAGAGATGTTGACGGTGAGGTCGCCGCCGTTCGTGACCTTCGGGAAGTTCGTGTCGTGGAAGGAGAGCAGTTCCCTCGACGAGTCCGCCCCACCGTCCTTGTAGGTGACGAGCGCTCGGGCGGTGCCGGCGTCGATCGCGGTCCACGTCACATTGGCGGCGTCGAGGTCGACCCGGTCGCTTGTGTCGTTCTCGGTGCGGGTCAGCGACCCGAGCGACTTGCGGACGTAGCCGGTGCCGGTCATCTCTGACACGCCACCGACGGCGAGCAACTCGGACACGAAGTCGAGGTCGACCGAGGAGGCCCCACCGGGGACCGACGCGCCGGACAGGATCAGACACGAGAAGGTCGTGGACCCGTCCGCGAACAGGCCGCGGGCGATCGTGTACTTCCCCTTGTTGTAGACGATGTCAGCCATCGGTCAGGTCCTCTCGGTCAGGCGGCCTTGCCGAGCCCTACGCTCGGCAGGAGGCGGTCGTTGATCTGCGCGATCGGCTTCCACGCGCCGAGGTAGGAGAACACGGCGATCAGGGTCGTCAGGAGCCACTGATTGAGCGTCGTCGAGGAGAGGATGGCGTCCCCGGTTGCGGGGTCGACGGCCTGAGTGACGAGCGTGTGCACGGCGGTCAGGACGAGGAGGACGACGGCCCGGAGGCGATCCGACGCGCCGCTCTTGGTGACGGCGGCGACGGCGACGGGGAGAAGGAAGGCGGTGATCCAGGTCACGGCGTTTCCGTTGAGGACGAACTCGGCGGCGATCATGTGGCGGCGGGCTCCTTCTTGGCGAGGCCCCGTAGGGACTTGACGAGGGAGGCCCGCGGCTTGGGCTTCCCCTGTTCGGCGGTGACGAGGTCGGCGATCCGCGCCGGGTGATCCCGGGCGAAGCGGATCACGGCCGGCGCGGGGAAGGTGACGACTCCGGCGGCGTCGGCGTCGGGGCCGAGGTCCGCGGCGGAGGCGGCGGCCGGCGACTCGGCGAGCGCGTCGGTTAGGGCGTCGTCGACGGCCGACGGTGCCGGAGTCCCGAAGGCGGCGGTACGCGCCTCGGGGAGCGACAGGTCGCCGACGACCTGCGGCTCTGTCCCGACGTAGTAGGCGGCGTCGACCCAATCGGGGACGCCGTCGGAGCCTCGACCCTTCGGCGGAGTCGACGCGGCTCCGGTCGCGACGATCAGGCCGAGCCGCTCTAGGCGGGTCGAGGAGCCGGGCTCGTCCTCGACGTCGGAGAGCCAGACCGTCTCGCCCTTCGCGTGTCGGCCCGTCGACGTCGAGATGCCCTGATCGGCGGTGACGAGGTAGGTCGCTTCGGCTGCCATCGGCGGGGTCCTTCCGGCTACTGCACGACGAGGGAGAAGAACACGCCGAGGTCGGCGGCGACGATCTTCTGCGTGTGCGCCGTCGCCGCCTGGATGAAGTCGGACGATGCGCCTTCCTCCCGCCACGTCTTCACGGAGACGCCTGCGGCCTGTCCGCCGAGGAGCCCGTTCCATGCGAACGTGTAGCCGGCGGAGGGTTCCTCTAGCCCGGCGTTCGGGGCGGCGTAGGCGAGCAGCGCCGACTTCGCCGGGACGATGAAGGCCATCGACTCGGTGCCTTCCTCGACGGCCGTGTTGTAGATGCCGCGGCCGGTGACGATCCGCACCCCGAAGGCCGCTTCCAGTGTCGCCTGTTCGACGAGCGCCGGGTCCGACTTCGATGCGCCGCCCGAGATGCGGGCGATCACCGCGGCGTTGTCGAGTAGCGCCAGTTCGACGTCGGAGCCGAGGACGAGGACGTTCGGCATGATGCCGGTCGCCCCGAGGACGGCCCGCTTCCGCTTCCGGATTTCGACGACCGGGTCAGAGGTCGCCAGGTTCCAGAAGATCGTCTGAGCGGCCGACGGAGCCGAGGCGACCCCGGTGACGTCGGTCCCCCAGAGGGAGGTCGCCAGGAACGCCGCGGCGAACTTCCGATCGGCATGGATCATGTGCTGAGCCATGAGCATCCGCGTCTTGGCGCGGGCCATGTTGATCGGGCTCGTCTGGTTCGCCGTCTCCCGGTCGTCGATCGCCGCGGAGAGGGCCTCCTCCTCGATCGTGTACGAAGCCCAGGTCGGCTTGACGCCCTGCATCGGGGCTCGGCCACCCATCGGGCGCACCTGAACGTCGTCCCGGTAGAAGTTGCCTCGCGGCCAGACCGGATAGACGTCCGAGGCGAGCGAGACAGGGACGGGCGGGAACACCTTCTGAGCCACGAAGTTGTCCGTGGACTGCATGTAGGCGATCCCGAAGGACGTAAGCGGAGCGTCGTAGTGCCCGACGTTCTGGCTGGTGATCGGTGCGGGAGGCATCGTCGATGGTTCCTTTCAGAGACTCGGGTCGGGCCGGCGGATCAGGCCGAAACGCCGCGGTAGCCGATTTCGGCCCGGATGACCTGCGAGGCGGCTCCGGCCGCGTCGAGGGCCTTCGCGACGATCGGGTTCCCGGTGGTTGCGGCGATGAACTGAGCGGACGCGTTCGTGGTGAGGTTCGCCCCTCGGGTGATCGCCGCTCCGGCGACGACCTTCGCGACGTCACGCACCTGGTAGGTGCCGGCCTGCCCGTTCTTCGGGTCGTCGACCAGGACGCCGTCGATGATCACGGCCGCCCCGGCGAGCACGCACTGACCGGACGAGTTGACGACGACGGCGAGGCCGGTCGAACCCGAGAGGTCAGATACGGTGGGGGCCTGGCGGAGGTTCCCGTGCTGTGCGCTTGCCATCGTGGATCAGGCTCCTTCGGTCCGGTACTTGGCGACGAGGTCGGGCCGCTCGTCCCATACGGCGGCCTCGGCCTGCTCGATGGTGAGGCCCGGGTCTGCGGCCTTCTTGACGGCGGCGAGTCGCGAGACCTCACTCATGACCGGACCGGCGGGGCCGGTCCCGGACGAGCCGACGGTCTGCGTGAGGACGACCTCGGCGGCCTTCGCCGTCTCCGTGGCGGAGGTCAGCACCCGATCCAGTTCGGCGTACTGCTCCGGGGAGAGGGAGGCGGCGGCGGCCTTCAAGATCGGGCCGAAGGTACCGGGCTCGCAGCCGAGCGGGGCGAAGGCGGCGGCCTTCGTCACGAACTCGCGGAGCGCCTCGGCGTCAGCCATCTTCGCGACGGTCTCCCGGTCGACCTTCGCCTGCTCGACCTGCGCCTGTAGCGCGGCCTTCAAGAGTGGGTCGATGCTCGGGTCAGCGAGCGCCTTTGCGATCGGGTCGGGCTCGGCCTCGGCCGCCGCAACAGCGGCCGCCTTGTCGGCCTTCTCCTTCTCCTCCGCGGCGGCCTTCGCCTCGGCCGCCTTCTCCTTCTCTGCGTCGAGGGCGGCGGTCAGGTCCTCGACCTGCTTCTCCAAGTCGGCGATCTTCTCGGCGTCCGTCTTGGCGTCTGCGACGGGTGCGGGGGCGGCTCCGGGCACGGCGGGCTCCTTCGGTTCGGCGGCCTTGATGACGAGCCATCCCTCGGCCCCGACTTGGGGGCCGTTCGCCGGATGATCGACGCCGGACGCGTCATGCATCGTCGGCATGACCATGCGGCGAACTCGGGTGGCTGCGGAGGGCACGGAGACGATCATGGCGGCGATCGACGCGACCTGTCACGCATCGTCGGATTATCCGGACATCGCCCCGTTGCGGGCTCGGCGAGCCTGAGCCCGGCGGAGGGCGTCAGCCTTCGGGAGACAGTCGCCGTGATAGAGCGGCGGGCGGCCCGGCCCGGAGACGTCCGGTAGCGGCAGGGTGCAGTAGCCGCAGAGCCGCGGGACGACGTCCACGGCCTCCTCGACCCCCGATGCCGTCCCGGTCGGCTCCGGGGGGACGAGGCGGCGCGTGATCCGCCGCCAGCCGGCGACCACCTGACCGATCGTCGCCTGTCCGTCGACGACGAGTAGCGCCGAGATGAACGCCGTTCGGACCTCCGGATGAACCGAAGCGAGCCAGCGTTGCAGTAGGTCCTCGTCGGCCTCCGTCCGGGCGACGCGGTAGTAGGTGTCCCCGCCGAGCCGGCTCATGCCGTGTCGGGGGCCTCACCGCGGACGGCCCGCCCGAGCGCGACCGCCGCCGTCATCTGCGCTTCGGTCGTCGACACGACGCCGGCCGAGACGAGGGTCTCGGCGAGGCGGGCGATCGTGGCGAGCGCGTCGAGGTCGCCTGCGGCGATCGCCCGTTCGACGTGGGAGCCGATGATCGACGTGGCGGCGATCACCTTGGCGGCGGCGGCCGCCTGGACGGGGTCCACCTGGCCGGACGCCACGAGCCCCTCCGGGGTCATCTCGTCTACGACGGGAACAGGAACGGGGGCGCGTGCGGCCATCGGGGTCAGTCTCCTTCGGGTGGGGTCTCGTCGACACGCCAGGCGGCTCCGCCCATGCTGATGCCGTTGATCTTGTTAGCGCGAAGCGCGGCGTAAGCCCACGGCTCCCAGACGATCCCCTGATAGATCGTCCCGGCGGGGAGGGTCACGGTCTCCTCTCCTGAGCCGTCGCCGAGCGTCATCTTCGCTTCGACGTCGTAGGGCCAGGAGACGACCTCGACGCATTCCCCGGCGACCGTCCCGGGGACGTGCTGAATCGAGATGGACCTGTTCCCGCAGCGGACATAGTCCCAGACCATCGCTTGCAGGTCGTCGGGAGACGCCCATTCGCCGTGTGAGTCGAGGACGTTCGGGACGTACAGCGGGGCGAACGTGTACCGCTTCGCGTCGGCGCGGAGAACGAGGGGCATCTCCCCGTCGGGGCCGTAGTCGAGGGCGAGGCGGGGCCCGTCGAACGGTATCCGCCAGACGTCGGCCCCGGCGACGAGCATGAGCGAGTCGAAGACGACTCCGACGACCGGGGGCTGAGGGAGGGTCCGGAGCGCGGCGAGCGGCCCGTAGGCGAGCGTGACGTGAGCCGTGAAGTCGTGAGTGTCGAGCGGGCCCAGGCCGGCGTCGCGGAGCATGGAGACGAGCCGGGTCCGCCACTCGGACAGACAGGGGACGTCGACGAGGGCGACGGCCGCGCCGGTCGGTTCGGCTCCGCCGGTCGGGTCGCCGGTCGACAGGTCGAACACGGCGAACCCGGATATCGCCCCCTCCATCGGCCATTCGTAGGGGGCGAACGCCCGGAGGACCGCGGCGAGCCGCTCGACGTCCTCGGACGGCCAGTAGGAGACGTCACCCATGTAGGCGAGAGTGACGTGCATCGCTTCGGCCGGTTCGACCTCGACCCCGTCGGGCGCGCTGGCGACGTCGACGGCGAGGAGGTCCGCAACCTCCGGGGTGATCCCGAAGGCGACCATGACGCCGGTCCCGGCGGAGTCGACCTCGTCCGGGTCGAACGTCACTTCCTGGTCCTTCCGGAGCGCCGTCGGCAGTTCTGTGTCCGGGTGCAGCTTCTCCCAGGCGGCCTTGATCCGGGCCCGGGCCTCTCGGGCGTGTCGGACAGGGATCGTCGGATGGGCGTCCGAGGAGAGGCGGCCGAGGGCGTAGGCGACGAGGCCGGGGTCCGGGCCGTCGTCCCCTTCGTAGAACAGGGGGAGCCGCCAGGTCGACTGGTCCGCTTCGTCGGGGACGAGCGCCCAGCAGTCGGCCTTAGCGGGATGCCGGGAGTCGCCCCGCTTAGCGATCGGGGCGTGGAGGGCTACGCCTGTCACCGCGGCGAAGGCGGTTCCGGTGTCGAGCGCGGAAACGGTCGGGAAGCGCACGGCCCGTAGTCTGCCACTGGCAGCGGGCCGTGCGGGCGTCCCCCGGTTTCACGGCATCTGCGACTCGGCGTCAGCGATCAGGCCGGCGACCTCGTCGGCGATCCGCTCGACGTAGTCGGCGGCGTCCTCCGTCCGCTCGGTGTCGTCCTCGTCCCAGGCGTCGAGGTCCGAGCCCAGGTCGCCGATCATCGACGAGTAGGTGTCCGCCATCTCCTCCTGCTCCTCTGAGGAGGAGGTCGGGTGGCCGAAGCCGTCTTCGATGTTCGCGGCGGACTCCCGGTACATCTCCTCGACCTCGCCGAGCGCGTCGGACAGGCACGACAGGAGGGCCTCGGCCTCGTCCTTGATGGCGTCCGCTCCGGAGTCCCGGAGGGCTTCGGCGTCGTCGTAGGCGGCCTCGAAAGCGGCCATCGCCATCGACCGCTTCTCGTTCGATTCAAGGGCGGACGGGGCCGGGGTCGGGCAGGCGTCATGCCAGTCGATGCGGGCCGAGTACCGGGAGGGCTGAGCCCAGCGGTAGGCGGTCCCGACGGCGATCGGGAGATGACAGGCGTAGCACTTCCGCTCCGGGCGGCCGTCCTTGCGGGCTCGGGCGGAGGCGACGAGGTTGATGCGGGTCACGAGGGGACTCCTTCGGTGTAGGTGCTCACGACCGCAGGCCGTTCGCTTGCGTGACGGCCTGAGCGGCGATCTGCTGAGGGGTCGAGACGAGCCGGACCGGGACGTGCTGAACGCGGGACCCTCGACGGAGGACGACGGTCACGCAGCCATGCCCGTCGATCGTGTCGCCGATCGCCAGGACGTCGTCGAGGGTCCAGGTCCAGGCGAGCGCCGCGGCGCGGATCGCGTCGAGGACGGACAGCGCGGGCGGGGTCGGGTCGACCCCCTCCGCGGCGAGGGCGGCGACGGCGGCCCGATGCTCGGGCTCGGCCATGATCGAGACGACCTCCGCGAGCCCCACGCCGAGGTCGGTCGACGTCTCGGCGATCCAGTCGGGGACGACGTAGTCAGCGGTAGTCATGGTCCGACGGCGATCGGGGCGAGGGCGGAGATGATGGCGGCGCAGGTCTCGACCTCGGCGGCGCGGCGGGCCAGGTGACCTCCGGTGCCGGCGGTGCCGACCGTCGACTGGATCGCCGAGAACGCCTTGACGGCGACGGCCGAGGTCGGGACGTCGAGCCAGCCGGCGTCCTGGCCGGCCTCGATGGCGAAGGCGAGGGAGAGGAGTTCGTCGGAGAGTCGACGGGCCTCGGTGACGAGCCGATTGGAGAATCGGTCGACGTCGTGCCAGGCGGCGTCTATCAGGGCGGTGGTTTCGGGATCGCTCACGACTGACACTCTAGCGCGGGGCGGCTAGGGCGTCAAGCGGTCCCCCGAGATTTCTAGGGGGATTTCACCGACCACGGAGTCTGACCGTTGTTGTAGGCGGGGAGTTGGCAGTAGGCGGCCGCGTAGCCCGGCGTGTTCGCCGACCCGAGCCGCTCGTTGTTCCAGACCCATATCTGGATGCCGCCCGGCCCGGACACCCGATGCGAGCAGACGACGAGGACGAGCGGCATCTGGCCGGACAGGTGATAGGCGGGGCCTTGGAGGATCGCCCCGTTCACGAGGAGCCACCGCCAGCAGTCATACGCGGTACAGCCCGGGTTCGTCAGGTGCGTGTGCGGCGGACCCTGAGACCCGAAGGAGTGAGCCTCCGCGGTCGGCGGGTTCGGGACGACGACCCCGGTCGACACGGCGGTCACGCCGATCGTGAGAGCGAAGGCGAGGGCGAGAGGGGCGGCGAGCCGGCGGAGTCGAGGGAGCATGACGGCGATGCTAGCCGCCGTCAGACGAGGACAGCGGTACATCGACAGCGGACGTGATCGGGCGGCATGAGCCGCCCGTCGGAGAAGGTTTCGTCGAGGCCGACCGTCTCGCCGTGTAGGCCGAGACAGACAGGGCAGGCGGTCGAGTCGGCGTGCCACGACTTGCGCTGATCGAGCGGGAACGCGCCTTCGGCCTGACCCT